ATGGCTAGAACTACTAAACAACTCAACAATACTGCTGTAGAAAAAGCAAAGGCAAAAGATAAACCCTATACTCTAACTGATGGTAACGGATTATTTTTATTGATCATGCCTAGCGGTTCAAAAACTTGGCAATTTAACTACTATAGACCCATAACCAAAAAGAGAGCTAAATTTAGCTTAGGTGCTTATCCTAATTTAACCATTGCCCAAGCTCGTGCTAAACGAGAAGAATATAGAGCACTACTCGCACAAGGAATAGATCCACAGGAATACAAAGAACAAGAACAAAAGGCGGCAATAACCAAAATAGAAAATAGTTTACTGTTTATTGCTGAACGCTGGAAAACCAAGAAAGCGCAAGAAGTGGAAGAATTAACGCTAAAGAAAAATTGGCGACGTATGGAAGCGTATTTATTCCCTGTCATTGGAAATATGCCTGTCAATGAGATTGTACCTAAGGTAGCTATTGAGGCGTTAGAACCACTCTATAATCAAGGTAAAGGCGATACATTAAGACGAGTAATTAGGTTATTAAATGAAGTGCTAAACTTTGCCGTAAACTACGGGCTAATTCCTTTTAATCCATGCTTACAAATCAATGAGGTATTTAGTTTTGGGAAATCAAACAACAATCCCGCGATCAGCCCTAAGGAGTTACCAGAATTAATAAAAACGGTAATGTATTCCAGCGTAGCTATTCAAACAAAACTATTATTCCAATTCCAATTATTAACTATGGTACGACCATCTGAGGCAAGTAATGCAACTTGGTCTGAGATTGATTTAGAAAAAGCATTGTGGACAATCCCAGCTCAAAGAATGAAGAAAAGAAATCCTTTTGTGATTCCTCTCTCCTCGCAAACTATCGCCATTTTGAACAAAATGAAAAGCATTGCTCCAAAAGGTGAATACGTTTTCCAAAGCTGGATAAAACCTAACAAACCAATGAGTAGCCAAACAATTAATAAAATGCTTTGCGATTTAGGTTATAAAGATAAGCAAACTGCTCATGGATTAAGAACCATTGGGCGAACGTATTTAGCAGAGCAGCGGATTGATTATGAAGTTGCTGAAATGTGTATCTCTCACAAGACAGGAACACAAACAGGCAAGATTTATGATAGAGCTGACTTTCTTGAACAACGTAAGCCAGTGATGCAACTTTGGGGCGACTATGTAGAAAAGTGCTCCCCTAAATAACAAAGAAAGTGTGCTGTGCGTAAAAATTTATAAAAATAGTGTTCATGTATACATTTACTTCATTTTATCTTATAAATCAACTAATTATGACGTGAACACTTATTTTAAGTAATCATAACAAGTGATCGCTTAAACAAGAAAAGGGGCTATCTGCCCCTTTGTTTTTGAATTTTCTATCTCTTTATTACATCAGTAAAGAAATCATTAAAATTTTTGAAATGAATATTTGTTCTCATTCCATCGTTATTTCTACGTTTTCTAAATGAATGCTCATTACCATGTTGCTTTATTGCCTGTTCAATACCAGCAACAAAACTATTTAAGCCAAGTTCTTTTAAATTGTATGCTGCAGCATAAGCTAAATAAGCGGGGTAAAGGTGAGTTTGTATTCTATTATCTCCCATTGTTCGAGAACCAATATAAAGCCCGTCTAATGTTCTACTTGTAAAAAAGTAATTGAAGAACGCCGTTAAAACATCAGATTCCATTTTTACGGATAATGCCTCTTTGCTATTCATTTGCTCATTAAGGGCTTTCTTTGCCTCTTCGGGTTGAGTAAAAGTATTTAATACTTTACGGATAATTCCACCAGCCTCTAACGTTACTTTATGGATAAAATCAGGATCTTTCTTTTCATCAGGTACGACCCTTTGAAAATCAAAAATTACCCTTCTTCTATCAACACCACCCGCACGTTCAGTAAACCGACAAGGTTCATTATTGATAAGCATAATTAACGCTGTGATCTTGGTGAAAAATGGTTTTTTATGCTTTGGATTAACCCGCAATAAATCACCTCCGCTAATCGCTTTTAGTCCTCCACCCTCACCCGCATATTTTGATTGTTCAGGACAAAGAATGAGTGTTTTATTCTCAAACCCTTCTAGGTCCTTCGCATTGTCAAAATCTTCTAGCTTGGCAGATATGGTATTTTGCTCACCCGCTAATAATGTAGCAATGTGCGCAAAAACAGATTTACCGCTACCGCCTTTCCCCGTTAACTCAAAGAAAAGTTGCCAGTTATAGCGATTCGTTAAGATCGCATAAAGTGCGGCTAAAATATTCCGCTGTTTCTTTTCACAACCATTCGCCACAAAGGATAACCAATCATCAAAATGCGGAGTATTTTGTGCGTGTTCATCATAATCATGAGGAATGTAAGAAGTTAGCCAGTGATTACGGTCGTGCGGTTCAAACGCTAGCGTATTGCGATTTAATACACCATTGTTAAAGGCGATAAATTCATTAGCTTGTTCGCCCATTCTTGGTAACTGTGCCTTTAAGGTATTTAATAAACTATTGATAGTGCGATCACTATAACCTAGCTCATTTTCATCAAAAAACTGTACCGCTTTTTCTTCGATATCCTCTAGCTCTAGTTTATGCCAAGCCTGATTATCATAGTGGTAAATTTCACGACTACCACGCTGTAAAGCAAGATCTAGCCCTAACCATTGACTAAAGGCTCTCGCTTTCGCATTAGTGCGATCGCTCTCCTTGGTTTTGGGTGCTTTTTCTGTTGCTTTGCTAATGATTTCTGCTGTAGCACTATCATTTCTTAAACGTTCAATATATTGGCTTAAGTTTTCGACTGTTTGCCCAAGCATATCGCATAGCAAAATTACTTTCGCTTTGGTATTTTTTGCGATATTTAAGCAAAGTGCGGTAATCTCTGCTTGAGAAAGCTCACCAAATTGAATGAATTTTATTGATTGTTGATCAGCCAGGGCAATACGCACCTGATTGATTTCTTTAAGTTGTTTTTCCCCTAAAATCACGGGCTTTTGCTTTGAGTCATGTTGCAATGCTTGGCAAAGTAAAAGCCACTCTGTGCCCTTGCCTTTATTCCAAGCGTTCCAAGCACCTCCACCAGCTAAAACAATCAAATCATTCATAAAATCTTTTGGTTGCTCTTTTAAGTGTGGTGCATTAATTAATTTGCTCATTCGCTCCCTCCTTAGAAATGCCATTTTCTAATTCAGCAATACGCATGGATATGTTCTCCTGAAAATATGAAAAAGTATTAACAAGTGAATTGATCACACCATGTTTTAGTAAACCATCTATGATTTCATCATGAGTAAGCACTTTTATCATTTCTTCGGGATCTAATGAGGGCGGTTTTGGTGCCATTTTGAGTAAATGTTTATTAATGGTGCCTAACTCATCATGGAGGATTTTTAGCCCGTTAAGTGATTCTAAAGGGAATTTACTAAACTCTTCGGCTAATACATTAAGAGCCTCACCAAAATAAGGGTACTCTAAGCCTAGTTTTTGAGCGGCAATAGAAATAGCCTTAATTTCTATTGCGTTACATTTGGAATAATCCATTGGTTTATCTAAATCTCTCGTCATTTTCTTATTCTCCCAATCCTTCTGGATTACTGATTCTGATTTCAGAATACAAGCCAGTGGTTTTTAAATAGTCGGATACTTCACAAGCTTGAGCATAGGTAGGATATTCATCCACAAAAGCAATCTCGCCTTGTTTATCAAAAACGGTTATTTCATAAGAGGAACGCTCTACTCTTAATGTTGAACCATAGACAAGCGGATCGTTATCTATTGCCTCATGTGCGATTTTTACGGCCTCTTGGTGTGTTTTCCCTGTGGCGATAATGAATGGTTGACCTTCTACGGTTTCATCTTCTCGATAAGTGATTACGCTGTATTTACGCATGTTTGCCCCCTTTGTTTTCTTTTAATCCTTGTATTACTTCTTTCTTAATTGCTTTTAGTGCATCGGCTGTGCCTTTGAAATGACCATTGCGGATATAATCTTTCGCAAAATTTAAATAAAACTCTGTTTTTTCTATTGCCTTTGCTAACTGCTCAAAAGTAGGTTGATATTCAGGTTTAAAAGGTTTAACGGTTTTTGCTTTACGCATGGTCCACCTCCAAAGCATCAGAGGTAGAAGTGCGGTGAGTTTTAAGCGGGATTTTGCCAGCAAACACTAAAACATAATCGCGGGCTAATTTTTTGCGTGCCTGTAATTCGCTTTCGGCTGGAATTCGGATTTTTTGAAGTTGATTAGATAGATCTGTGCGGAGAATACCTATAAAAATATAGGTAAACCCTGTATAATTAAGGTTAGCCATAGTCTTATCCTTAGTAAGATTGTTGGTTAGAGGCTCTTCTAGTGGTTCCAACACTATTGGAGCCTTGTTTGTTTTGGTAATTATAGTTATACTGTAATTACATTGAATACCATAATAATTCGGAGTAATTACAATGTCAACCAAAAAAGACAATAAATCACAACAATACCAAATAAGACTAACTGATGAATTTCGCCAGCAATTAGAAGAGCAAGCAAAAATAGATGGCGATACTGCTTTGGCGACTTGGATCAAAAGAATTTTGCGCAAAGAATTAGCATCAAGAGGCATAGAGCCTAAAGGTTGATTAATTGCTTTGTATTGATGGATAAATGATGTGATGTCATTGATATTATTTAGTAATTTGATAAAATATATTTGATTTAATTTCATATTAAATCTGGCGATTTTACATTTAGGCATATTTGTAGAATCCTTTTAAATCTTTGTATTGAATATCAGCAAGTGATAAGGCTCGACCGCATATCGAGCCTTTTTTTATGACTTACTGCAATGTTATATTTGAGTCATCTAAATTAATGATTGGATTTTTTATTTCTAATGAATAAATAAGATCTAAATCTTGCTTTGTTACTAACAATGGAACATCGCAAGTGCTTTGCTTAAACGCCAAAATAGTAAGTAAAAGATCTAAGCAATCAATGCCATATTCATCACAGAAAAGTTTGTTTTTATCTAAGTTAAACTTTAAATAAAACACATCACTTTCTTCATCATAGGACATCTCAAAATTTGGATAGACTAATTTTTGTGTAATAATTAAAGGATGTTGGTTTACTTCCTCTATTAATCTTTCTTCTATAATCACTTGGTTTCTCCTAATAGGTTGATGGCTCTTTGAATATCATCATCGCTAAATAATGGTTCATCTAAATAACGTTTATATTTCTCCTGTTGGAATTTCAGTTTTAAGTTATAAAGCCCAGCAAGTTTGCGGATTTGGTCGGCATCTTTCGGTAAGTAGCGGGTATAATGGCGACCCGCTGCGCTTTCCTCACGCACTCTCTCTAACTTCATATCCAAAGTACGTTCTAACTCGCTAACTTCATTGCGGGCATTAAGGAAATGAACTTCAAAATAAGATTCTTTTTCACTAATACCTAAATGAGGGTTACGTACTAATGCGGACAACACGGCCATTAAACGAGTCATTAAGCACCTCGCATAGCTTTTTGTTGTTCAATCCACGCATTCACTTCCTCTAAATCCCAGCGGATAAAGTTGTCTGAAAAGCGGATTGGTTGAGGGAATTTACCAGCCTTAACCAGTGAATTAAGTTTGGTGCGACCAAAGCCAACAATTTTGGTGACTTCTTTGCCTGGGATGAGTTTTTGGGATAAGGTTTGAGCTTCGCTCATAAAAAAAATACCTCTCGTTAGTTTAACTTTGTGGAGTAGTGTTCTATTCCGTGGAGTTGTCTAGACAAGAGATATTTAACAATATTGAGGAGGGATTATAGCAATAGGGTAATAGTAACTTTCGCTATAACCTCTTACTATGATAGCAATTAAATCAATTAGTTACGATTTATCGGGCAAGCAACTATTTCTATTGCTTGGGCTTGCTTTTGTGAAAGGTTATATTTTTCTTGGATATCTTTTGCTGTTGAATCTGCTTTCGGAGCATTACCTATTTCAGGTTTATAGTTCCCCCAATAATCTTTTCTAGCTTGAATAGCTAATGCTAATCGATCATTTTCCATAAATTCATTAAGTAATATTGGAGCATTGTTTTGCTCTAACTGCTGTTCTAACTTTGTAAGTCTACTTTCTTTATCATCTATTTGTTTATAAAGGTCTGCTATCTCATTGTTTTTTGCTTTTATTTGTTCTTTTAGTTTTTGTATGTCTTCTTGTTTACTTTCAACATCAATCACAGAAAATAGCTCCAAGAAATCAATCATATCTTTATGCAATATAACAATATCATCTAAATATAGTGCAGTTCTATTCTCTTCAAAGGGTAAATAAAAATAAAAATATTGATCTATGTTCATTATTATATCGTCAAACTCATCTAAAAAACCTTTTTCATATAATTCAGCTATGTTATATGTTTCGAACAGTCTTTTTGATAAAGGAAAATAACCACGAAATATAATATTTTTAGGTTTATCACTGTCAGCCCAATAATGAATTTTAATCACATCATTCTTATTAAAATAACTCTCTAAAACATCCTTATCCTTTAGTTTTCTATCCATTAAATAGATATCTAATTCGAAGTAGATATTTTTTAATTCAATCGAAAATAACTCAAAGCACTCATCATAACTAATTTTAGCAGCGCTTTCTAATTGACTGAATTTTAAAAAAATCCTTTCTTTTCTCACTAATAGCGGATTATTTTTATCAACTTCTTTTCTATTTATACTATCAACCTTGCTTGTTCTTCCATCAAGATAAATTGAGGCTTGTAAATCGCCTGTTTGGATATATTGTAGTAAATCTATTTCTGAAATAGTTATATCATAGTTAAGTGAAATATATTTCACGGCATCACTAATTGAATAAGCCTGTTTTGGTAAAAACTTATAACTTTTCATAAACGCCCCTTTAGCATTTGCCCTTATTGATAGGAACGCACCAACAAGATAAGGTTTCTTGCTTTCGGGAGCTACCCTAGATGCGTTTGTTTTATTTTAACACTGAATAAAAACACAGTAAAATATCAAAAGGTATAGAAAATAGGTGATTATTTTTGTATAATTTCAATGCTACGATGTTTTGTAGCAGAGGAATAGCCATACATTGTTTTTACATTAACTTTTACTGGTGATGTACCCGAATCGCTCCATGATTTAGCTATGTTGAGAACTCCTCTAAACGTTTTGAATTAAAGGCGGTATATACCGCCTTTTTTCATTTCTGAATTTAGAGTTTTTTTAACTCTTGTATAAACCTTTCTTCTACAACTCTTGTCGCTTTTTCTATCCCTTTATTGCCACCCTTTTCCATATAATGGCGGCCTGTCATTTTCTTTGTACCAAATTCTACCATCCACCAGTAAAACGGATCTCGTTTATCTCGGGTATTTTCCCCAATCCTTGCCATTCGTTGACCTTTAGGACGCATGACTCCCACCACCGTATAACCACTTTTAGCGTTCTTTGCTATTCTTGTTTTAGAACGGATATTCTTTTTTACTGTGCCTTTTTGTCTAAAATTAGTACTTACATTCATTACGGGAACAAGAGGCTTTATTGTTTCTTTTAAAGATTTTGCCCCCGCATTTAATGCGATTCTCATCGGTTTTTTAAGCTGTTTAGTAAACTTTTTCTCTAGTTTATCCATATCTTTTAATGCTTTGTCTAACCCTAACATTTTTATCATAACTCCACTCCATTAAATTCTTCTAATACTCTCTGATGTTCTTCGGATAACTCAAAAATCAGATCACCATATTCAAGCTGATAAGTGCCAAAGGACATTAAAAAGGCGATTGCGGGGTCAATCTTATTGGCTGCCTTTTTCTTGTTTGGCTTAATGTTGGCATTGGCATCGGTTTCCATTACCACGTTGGATAATGCCCACGCTAAAACAGGGTCGCCATTGTGTTCTATCACTTGGCGATTAATTAGCACCTCTGCGGATTTTGCTACAGGGTTAAAGCGTTGATAGGTTTGTGGGAATGGTTCAACTTCTAAGCCCGCACTTTGTAACTGTGTTCTAAGGTGAGTGGCATTCCAAACATCAAAGCCAATCATTTTGATATTAAAGCGTTCGGCATCTTTTAAAATATCATCTCTGATTTTGTCATAATCAATGCAATCGCCCTCAGTAATATGTAACCAACCTTGTCGCATCCATTGGCGGTAGATAGCTCTGTTTTTGTTGGCCACACTATTAAGCTGATACTCAGGCAAATAATGACGAGTAATTAACCGCACTTTTTGTCCTTGCGGGAAAGTGTAACAAATACTAGTAAGGTCATTGGTTGAGGATAAATCTAAGCCCATATAACAATCCTGATGTAATAGGCTACTTTCCTCATAATCTCGTTTACATAACGCCCAACTTCCTTCACTTAGCCAAGGGGTTGTACCTTGGCACCAAACATTAAAGCGTTTCGTTAACATTTCCACCCATTCGGACGGTATGCCACGGGCTTTTTTAATTGTGTTCTCAAAATCAATTTGGGGAATAGATTGATTAATATTCGGGTTAGCCTTGATCCAAGTATCAGGATTATCTATTTCGCTTTCATCGTCTAGCTCAAAAATCAAAATAAAAATGCTGTCGTTTTTCTCGTTACCTTCGAGAATTTGCGCACAATAATCATAATGCTGTTTACACGCTGAAATGGTATTACTCCCCGCTGTGGTAATCGCAAATAAAAGTCCTTCAGGTCTTGCCCCCTGTCCTAATTCTAATGCACTGTAAACGCTGTTATCTGCGTGTAAATGGTATTCATCCACTATCGCAAGACTTGGGTTTGTGCCTTCAATCGTGGAGGATTTGGCGGCTAACGGTCGCATAAGGCTATTATTTTGCGGGTAAATGAGTTTATGTTGTTGGATTTGTACTCGTTTTCTTAAAGGTGGTGAAAGCAAACACATTTGACGGGCATCATCAAACACAATACGAGCTTGATCACGGCTTACCGCTGCAGTGTAAATATCTTGCTGGCCTTTTTCCATTACTAAAAACCAATTAGCCAAGACGGCTGCAACGGTAGATTTGGCGTTTTTTCTTGCCACTTGAATATAGGCGGAGCGGTATTTTCTAAGCCCCGTATCTGTATGCTTAAAGCCTAGAATATTCGCAAATAAAAAGACTTGCCAATCACTCAAGATAATTGGTTTACCGCGTAAATGCCCCTTGACGTGCGGACATAATCGAGAGAAAGCTAAAAATTGATTAACGATTTTTTCATCAAAATAATAATCAGGATTGGTTAAATCTTGAAAATATCGCTCAACGGCTAATTTCACCTTTTTACAAGCAATAATCTCACCGCTTTTTACTTTCTCTGCGTAGTTGTGCCAAATACTCATTACAGTGTTAAAAGCTCATCTATAGCATCCATGCCCTCAATAGTTACTGGGTTCTTTTTACGGCTCACAGGATCAAACCCAAGCAACGTGGACATTTTAATCATCACTTTTTCGGCATCGGCTTTAGCTGAAAGGGCGGGATTGCGCGATTGTGTGCCTTGGCTGTTGATAATAACAAAGCCATTTTTAGCTAAATCTGCTACAGAATGACGCCAAATTGCGTAGTTTTCGCAATAAATCTCAAGATTAGTGAGATCTTCGGGCATAATATCGCCACGCTCTGAAAGCTGTTTAATACGCGCTTTCCATTGGCTTTTCGCAATATCATCCAAGAAATCAGGCGTTTTATAGGTTTTCTTTCTCGTCATTTGCTTTCCTTATTTTCTAAAAAATTGCCTTGCGTAAAAATTTGATTGGGGGGGCGGTTCTAACGGCTTCGGTGTTTCTTTTCAAAACTCCCCCCACCCAGTATAATTGTTTAAAAATTAACCAAAACTCAAGTTTGAGTTTCGTTCATTATTTGTTTAACTATTCGTATAATACGAATGCCTTACTTCTTCGCCCCATAACCACGTTTATCTATGACCCTTGTTTTATAGCTGTGGCAATCTCGACAAAGGGCTTGATGATTGCTATCGGTCCAAAACAATGGATCAGCTTGTCCATTCTCAACGGGTTTAATATGGTCAATTACTGTGGCTGGCGTATATTTCCCTTGTGCTAAACACATCACACATAGAGGATGTTGTTTTAGGTATTGGATTCGGTATTTACTCCAGTTGTGATCGTAACCACGCTTGGATGCGCTTACTCGGTTATCCTTTGGCTTATGATCTTCACATCGTCCAGCTTTCACCTTGTTTCTACAACCAGGGAAAGTACAACGCTTTAAGGGTTGATAGGGCATAACCTTCCTTAGTAAACACAAGGCTCACGGTACACATCCCATAATGATTTAATCGTCATAGGTGCGGGATTTAAGTTAGCTAAATCTGTAACGGCTTCTCGGTTTGCGTAGAGGTAGGCGATATACATCAAGCATCCAACCTTAATTGATTGGTTGAAGGGAATAGTTTTATCTGTTTCCTCATCGCCAAAGGTTTTACCAATATGACGTTGTGCTACCTCTAAAGCAGTTACCGCATAAGCTCTTAATAAGTCATCATCTAAATCAAATTCATCCGCTAGATTTAAATGCGCTTTGATTTCCTGTAAATCGATTAAGTTATTAATATCCGCCATACGCCTCACCATCTTTACACATAAGTTGTAACTCTCTGTGTTCTTCTTTGCTGTCAATCACTGAATAAATATCGAAATATTTATCACCATATTTAATCCGCATTTTTCGCGTTACTTCAGGCATATAGCGGATACGAACCCTTGTAATATTTTCACCTAATTGAAAAGGACCACTAAAATATTCTCTCCCTTGTAAAGGTTCGATACTGGCTCGCACTGTGGCAACATCTTCCCAATAAGGAGTACGATGCCCGTAGGTGTTGCTTTCTCTTTCTTTTTCATAATTACGCTTTTGTAAGGTAATTACTTTGTTATATCGTCCCGCTCTAATCATTCTCGCCATGTCCACCACCTTTTTTCACTTCTACGGTTTGTTTCCATGCTTGGCTAAATTCTTCACCACCTACATAAGGTGCAAGCCCCTCACGTCTGCGGACTTCGTTAGGATTCATGATTCCCGCCTTGATTGCGGTATCGTAACTATTAAAGCGATCGTTTTGGCTTGTGCGTAACAAGTCGCTTGTATCAAACTCAATTAAATAGCGCTGCTTACTTTGACGGGTCACATCCACCATCAAGGCATCTTTTAATTGTTGTTCAAAGTTAGTGAGCCACGGTCTTAACGTTTGTGATAAAAACGCACGGCTTGCCTCGCTAAAATTCGAGTAAGTCGAGTTGGAATAATCTTGTAAAAAGATTGGGCTAATGTTGTAGATACGGGCAATATCAGAAATGGTAAAGGTTCGACTGGCTAACCATTCGGCATCTTGGTTAGTCATGCCTAATTGCTTATATTCCATTGAGCCTTCAAGTACAGGCGTTTTACCCGCATTTTTTGCGCCTTTGTAACGTTCTAATGCTTTAATGGCTTTTTGTGCTTTTGCCTCATCCAACCATTCGGAGGTTGTAATGAGTCCGCTCGCCATTAAGCCATTTTTCATCACGGATGCACCGTGCTTTTGTTGGGCAATACCTAAGCCCACCGTTTCACGACAAATGGCTATCGGGGAGCGACCCATAAAACCATCTAAAGAAGAGTGGCGTAAGTGTAAGATTTCATCCTGAAGGTAGTTTTTTACTTTGCCATTCATATCGGTGATTTGGTAAATGTAATCCCCTTTCGGATTTATGAAGATATTTACCGCACTGGGCTGATAAGGTGTGATACTCACTGGCTGACCTGTTTTATCCCATTCAATCACGGCATAAGCGTTACCGGTTAATAAACAATGGCGCATCATCGTATATTTAAACTGGTAAGGGGTTTGACTGCGGCTTGGCATTTCATTTAACAGAAAATCTACAGGATGATCAAAAACACGCTCCCGCCCATCTTGTTTTAACTGATATAAATAACAAGGCATAGAGGCTACCGCCTCCGCAATCACCGTAACGGCATTCATCACCGCGGGTAAACTTTCTGCGGTAGTCGGAGTAACAAACTCCCCCGCACCTGTGTTTGCCACACCCATATAAGAGAGTAACTCCTCAATAGTTAAGCTGTTGCGCTGTTCTGTTTTCTTTTTAAATGGCCACATATTACAACTCCGCTAATTCAGTCCAACGATCTAAAAGTGCGGTCGTTTTTGGCTGTAATCTTGCTTTTGCTTGCGCCATTGAACGCTGGGCGATCTGTACGTTACTTTCAGGATAAGCGGGAATACTGGTTACGGTGATTTCCACCAGCTCCGCATTGGTTACAATTCGTTGGCAAGGTGTAAGATCAAAATTCCAGTTTTCAGCCTTCGCACGAAAGCCAAAGGACATCCCTGTAATATCACCACGTTTTACACTGACTAATAAATCTTTGCCTAAACTGGTTTCGGGCGGGGTAAGTTCAAAACGTAAGCCTATGCTATCCTCTTCAAGCTTTAAGGTGTTGGCTTGAGTTCGTCCTAATAACTTAGTATGGTCATGCTCAAATAGCGCACGCACATCCGCACCGCTCGATAAAGTTTCACTAAATGCACCTTGGGCAAATTGCTCTACAAACTCGCCCCACATTAATTCGCTCGGGCTATTCCATTTCACCACATAGCCAATAAGCTTTTCATTCTCTGCGCTAAGTTCTGATGAGCGGATTTCAAAATCTTTATTCATAGTGTACCTCTAACAAAAAAGGGCTAAATTAGCCCCCTTTTGTGTGTTTTATTAAGCTAGGGTTTCGATAAACTTAATCGCATTGCTATCGACTACACCACCGCCCAAATATTTATCGGTGTGGACTTTATAAAAGCCTGGTTCAGTAAGATTATCTGGTCGAGTTCTTACGCCTGTTTCATGATCCACAATGAAGTAACCACGTTTAAAATCACCAAAGGCAATTACGGCTTTATTTGCACCACTTGCTGGCATCGTTTCTAAGAAATACACAGGGCGACCTAAAAGGGTAGAAGGCGCATCTACGGTTAAACCATCACGCCAAATAAAATCACCGTTTTTGTTTTTCAGTTTTTGAAGTGCTGCAGCAATGGTTGAAGACATCACCCAAACGGCATTTTTGCGGTATTTACTGTGTAAGGTATAGAAAAGATCGATAAGGGTATCGGCTGTGATTTTATCCGCACTCGCAACTTCCATTTTTTGAAGTTCGCCAAACGTACGGGTTTTATCCGCTGTGGTTGAGCGGGTATATTGCAACAATCCTTTGGCTTTTTTGTCACCATCGCCCGCGGTTAAATCCGCCTCTTCAGTTTCGGTAAGGCTTTCACTAATTTCATCCGTTAACCAGCCTAGAATATCAATGGATGAAAAGTCCAAGATTTCTTGCGTAGTTTTTGGATAAGCATAAATTGGGTTTAAAGCAATACTGACCTCATGTAATTTAGGTGCATTGGTCGCATTACGGGCTTGACCTTCATCACCATGAGCTACCACCGCACCACCAGCGGAAACAAGCTTTTTATACTCTTTCGCCCCTACAGGTAAGCGAACCACATTACAGATTTGGCGCATCACGCTATCATCTGTTAAACGTTTCATCACTTCCTTATCAAGTTGAGGGATGACAGAATAGCCCCCATCTTCTTTTGAGGTAGTAGAAAGGGTATTTGTACGCAATTCACCTGTTTTAATGTAATGACGTAACTCATCATTACTTAGTTGTGCCTTGCCACCTGTTTCCACTGGTTTCCCACCTTGTAAACCTAAACTGCGCTCTTCATCGGCGACAGTTTCGTAACGTTCGATTTCCTCGGACATTTGTTTTACTAAGTCTTTCAACTTGTCAAACTTACCGCTTTCCTCTTCATTCAAAGAGCGGTTTTCTTTTTCTGCATTTTCTAATAACGCGCGCATTTCGGCAGCGTGTTCTGCTTTTTTCTGGCGTAACTCTAATAATTTTTTAAACAT